CCCGCGTTAATGCGCTGGGTTAGCCGTGTGCTGCCATTGATCAGCGTGAAAACACTGGTGCCATCAGTCAGCTGATAACCGTTTGCCAGCGCAACTGCCCCGCCACCGCCAGGGTCCATCAATGGCGCACTTGGGTTTGCCGGATCAGGCTCTGCCCCGCCTGCCAAGACGGGGATCATCAGCGGGTCAAAAAGGACAGGTGCCATGGTTAGTTGTTTGCTGCCTTGACGCTGTTATCAATGATCTTGGGTACGCGGCTATTGATGAAGTCCGTGAACCACGTCGTGGGCTGGCTAACCACCTTGCCTTGGATGGCAACTGCCTCGATGTAGGGGACGTTATTAGTCAGGTGGTACTGGCGGCGCCAGTCAACCTGCAGGCCTGTGGCATCAGTGTTAGGGCTATCCGTGCCTTCCGCTGCCACTGCTTGCGACGGGCTTCCCTCAGCGGCAAACCAACTAGAACGCAGCCGGCCGGTGTCATACGGCGACACCTTCGTGCTGCCAAGCTCTGACTGCATGGTGATGATCGTGCTAGCGACCACCTTGTTCAAAAACTTGTCCAGATCATCAGGCATCTGGCTCGGACGCTTGGCCATCGTTAGCTCCTAAACGTGGACGCCCACGCAATGATCTGACCGTCAGCGCTGAACTCAGGGCTTACCGCCGTGCAGTGCCACGTCTTGCCGCCATACGTGATGGCGTCAGAAGTCTTTGGCTCTACTGGCACGCTCGTCGCCGCGATCCAGACCTTTAGCTCTGTGACCTCCTGGCCGCCATCGCTACTGCTGCGCGTGATCTGCTCTACGCCGGCAGTGATGTTGTACGTCGTCTCTGCTGCAGTAACCGTGCCTGTAGCAGGGTCATACGCCGGGCGACCTGCCTTGGAGTGATACACCACCGGGCTGCCAAACATGCTGCCGGCGGTCAGATCCTTGGCCAGGTCGGCGAAAAGCTGCGTGAACTGCATCAGTAGAACCTGCCGTTGTAGGTCGAGACGCATTCACGGTGCAGCACCCTGGCGCCACCCGCTGCGGTACTCATCAGGCACGGGCCAAGCACATCCACAAGCCAAGGGAAGCGCTGTAACACGAGGGGCGCGGTAGCGCTCACCTTTGTGGTGGTGTGCCCGTCGGCGTAGGTCACCGACATGCTGCCCAGACTGGCGCTTTTGATTCGCTGCGTTCCACCACCGCCGCCGATGATCGCCGTCTTGTTCTGATTAAGCGCCAACGCCAGCTCAGCCGTGGCCTGCACCATCTGAGACGGCAAAGCAGCACAAACCACCGCCGCACAGCAGTTGGTCTTGTCGATCTTGCGCGGCCACTGCAGCGGTTGCGTATCGCTGCACTTCTCACCATGCCAGCACAGGCCTTCCAGATACCGAGTTGCCTCTGCGAGCGCAATGCTTTTATCAGCGGCGGACAAGGCCGTCCAAGTCGCGTTATTGAACGACGTGGCGAAATAGGTATCAGCGTCCGCCGACGACAGATAGGCAGTAGCTGTAGGAAGTGCCATTAGAGCGGAACGGCGATAACGGAGTAACCCTGGCGGATCAAGCGGCGCTTTAGGTCACGCGCCTGGTCAGGGTCGCAATCAATGATGGGCACACGATCTGCCGGCCGCATTGACTCCGGCAGCTTGTCGCTGGGCTCTAGATAAAGCCGAATGACGCCAACCACAGGCCCCATGCAGGGATAAACCCATGCTAGGCCGGCAGAATTGAGCGGTATTCGCCTGCAACCCATGGCAACTAAGAAAGCAGCCGCTACTGAGAAGGCCATCGTGACTGACGACGCCCCAGTAGTGGAACCCACTAAGCCTGCCGCCAAGGCGAAACAGGAGCCTGCGCTAAGCCTTGACCGCCAGCAGGTCATCGCAGCTTTGAATGCAGGAATCGAGGCATAAAAAAAGGGGCCGCAAGGCCCCTGAACATTCCAGAAACAGTCTGGCTCAGCTAACACCGCCGAAGCTGGAGTTAACGAACAGGCGCACCACATCAACGTTGCGGCGATCGGTGTAAACCAAGCTCCAGTTGCTAGCGGTAGACAGATCAGAGTTACTGGGGTTGTCATTGCCGGTGTAGCTGGTGCCAGCCACGTGGTAGCCGTAGTGGTGATGCACGGACACCACATCCTGAAGGCTGAGGATGTTGCGGTCGGCTTCAATGGTCAGCTCTTGCTGCACACCTTCCATGACGGCCCCAGAGGACATCATGTAAACGGGGTACTTCAGGGCGTTACCAGTAGTTGGCGAGCCGTCAAAGCCCTCACCAACGAGGTTATCGGTAACGATAACCTGCATACCAGCGAACCAGGCGACCTGATCGTTGGTCACGCCGATACCGCCGCCACCCCAGCTAATTTGCGCGCCACTGGCTAACGAATTAGAGCTGAAAGTGAGCATTCCAGCCTGTTGAAGGCCGAAATAGCACGCGCTAGGCATTGCGATGATGTTCAGCGCAGAAGCGCGCTCACCAAGCTTGGCTTTGGCTGCAATAGCCGACGCCACGGTCAGCATGTTGCTAGCGGTCAGCGTGCCGGGAGTGGCATCAGCTGCTACGTCGGTGCTGTTGCCAATCAGAGCGCCAGTGCCGCCGGTAGCGCCAAACAGGCCAGCAAGCTGAGCGAACAGGGTGCGCTCTTTCAGCTTGTTAAGGGCGTCTGCCAGCTGAGTGCGCATGAAGCCGAGAGGGTCTTCACCGCTAGCAAGCTTGCTGAGGTCAGATGCGCTATACGCAAAGCCACGGTGCATGATCGGTGCAATCTGCTTACCAGCAGTTACACGCTCAGGCACCAGATAGCCTTGGCCGGCTTGGCCACCACCACCACCCCAGGTATTGGAGTCGTCAATTTTGACTTCACTGGGGTTGATCGGGCGCCAGGTCGGCACTTCGACCTTCACGCCGCCAGCGCGGGCATCCAGGGCGGCGTTGCGAACAACAGCGCCAGAACGCACGAGTGCAGAACGCTCGTAAATAGCTTCCGCTACGTAATCACGAAAGGCCGGAACAGTGATCAGATCAGAGATCCGAGTTGCGCCGTAAGGAGTAGTCAGGAGGGTTGTATTCCCTGCCTGGTTTTGATAGTTCTGAAAAGGGCCTGCCATGGCTCAAATGATTGGGTTTACCGTGGGTCACCCGCGCGCAGCTTCGGCCTTGAGTGCTCTGGCCAGCTCAGGGTTAGACATTTCCAGCCGCAAGGCTTCTGTGAGGTTGCCGTTGCGGTAGGGGTTATCCATCCCTGGTGCAACAGCGCTAACCGGTGCTGCACCCATTCCGCGTGCGCCACTGGCGCCGAAATGGTGCTGCCATTCAGCACTTTGGCGAAGATTGGCCAAGTAGTCGCCCAGCGGCAGCTCAACGCCCCCGGAAAGCACAGCTGGGTTACCCTCGTCGTCCATTCGTAGCTGCGGCTGCAACAGCGCGTATAGCTGCTGAGCATTAACAGCATTCGCCTGACTGATGGCATTGGTAGCAGCGGCCTTTAAGCGCTCCTGCTCGGCGGTCTGCTGAACACTGTTCAGCTGCGCCTTGAGTTCGACAATCTGGGCGTCACGGTCAGCGACGGATCGCTTTGCGTCTTCCCAGAGCTGACGGAACTGGCCTTGGTCCTCTAAGGACTTCTGCGCAACGTTCTGTTGAATGGTCTTCAGCTGCTCCAACTCATCTCTGAGCTGCTGCATCTGTTGCTTGGCCTCAGCAGCCTGTTTTTCAGCGTTCTTGCGATGCTGTTTTTCTAGGTTGATCTTTACCCGAAGGGCCTCAGCGTCGGCAGTGCCTTGCTGTTGGTCTTCAGGGCGCTCAGGCCGATTCAGTAGAGCGGGGTCGATGGCCACGGGCACATCTGTGGAGGGCACGGCCACTCCAAGCTCGTCTGACATTCAACAGAACATGGGTTACGAATAAATCTTACCCGTACGCATCAGTAGTGTTGTTCTCTACGGGTCTCGGCTAGGCGGATTAGCCATCCAGGCAAAGACGGTGGTAACAACGGCCTGCACCATCTCCGGCACCTGCCCGTCGGGGTCGCACATTTCGCGGGTCTTGTTATGCGCCCAGCAGTTCGCCACCATCTCCATCGCCAACACCAGCGGTGCGGCAACGGCGATGGCAACAATGATGCCGGGCCTCATCCCTGCTTCTCCCGCTGCTCAAGGATCTGCAGGTGTTCCTTGAGAAGCGCAAGGTAGGTCTGGCAGCCGCAGCCCAGTACCCCGATCAAACGGCGGCACTCAGCTGCGGTCTTGGGCAACTGTTTGAGCATCAGGCCACCGTCTGCCAGCGGGCCACCAGATACCCTTCGGCGTGCCCTGTTTCCAAACCGCCAGCGGCGAAGGTTTGCACCCCGAACCCTTTCATCGCGTAGGCGCCGTTCATTTTCGTGCCACCGCTGAACCGCATCGGTGTGTCGTTGCTGCTGCGGTAGCCGCCCTCCCAGTAGAGCTGCCAAAAACCGGTGGCTGTGCGATAGCCCTTAAACAGGAAGGTGAGCGAGCTGGCCCCCTTTGCGTGGTAGCTGTCTTGCATTTTGAAGGTCCATCGTGAGCCGTGGTTGTTTTGAAATGTGGGATTTACATCGCGGGTACCACCGGCTTCATAGGTAGTCAGGTGATAGGTGTTTTCAAACCCCCGATCAACGTGGAAATCAATCACTGCGTTATTGTCTTGCACTAGGTAAGGGGCCACATCGAAGTTTCCCGTAGTGACGGTGATTGTTCCTTCGATGCAGAAATACTTTTCAGCCACAGCCCCGCCGTTGGCTGTGGTGTCGATCCAGGCGCCACTGCCGCCGTCATATCCGAACGCCAGAGTGCGTTCCTGAAACTTGCTCGCTGCACCCCACGACATGTTGCCGTTGGCGTCCGCGATCACAGGTTTCCCTGCATTCGCGGTGTTGCCCAGCATTGGCGTCATCGGGTTCCAGGCATTGCCCTTGTTCAGGAACAGCTGGGTCTGGCCGCTGTAGTAGCGGAACGCCAAGCCGCCGGTATCGG